ACAGCGCCCGGTGCCTTCACGCGGATAGGCGAACCGGGGATCGGGCTTAGAATATCGTCAAGCGTCTCGTCTGCGCTGCCCTGCTCACTCACCACAAGGCGCGGCAGGTTGCTGAACGCCATGCCGTCAATCATCTGGCGCGCGATCATCGTGCGCAGATATTGAATGTCCATGACCTTATCGGCCAAGGAATAGCCAACCATCGCGTGCGGACGCGGGAACGGACAGAACACCGCGAAGGGCTGATCGTCAACGGTCTCGACCGCCAGTTCGCCCTCTTCGAACATCGGTTCGCCGCGTTCGTCAGTCGCCTGCTGGCCGGTCAGTTCGTCAATGACAGGCTCGCCCTGCCAGCGCAGGATTTCACCACCAACGCGGAACACCTTGACGCGCTCGGCAATCCCGTCGCCGTCCACATCAATGCGTGCGTATTCTTCGCACAGTTCGACCAGTTCCACCGCAGGCGAGGTTTCTTCCTCGTCATAGTGGTCTAGCTGGTCGCTTTCGTAATACTCCAGGTCATTATCGCTGAAGCGCGGCAGGTCATACACCTGCGCACGGTCAAAGCCCATTTCGACCAGTTCGCCGCGCGTGATCGGCGCGATGTGGGCGACGTAGTTGGCCGTGTCTTCGTGCTTGGCGCGCGGGCTGAAGCGGAACTCGCGCAGCGGGACAGCCTGCCCCGTGTAGCAATTCTCGATATACACGCGCCGGGTGCGGGCGGTGACAGTGCCGTCCTCGTTTTCGGTGACGGCCTCAAGTTCCACATCCTCGGGCAGCGTGCCGAGCATTTCCAACGGGCCGGTGACGGTCTCCTTGGTGACGCGCTCGCGCTTCTCCAGAACCGCCTTGATGACACCCATCTTGCGCAGGCACCCATCGTTCAGGGTGTCATAAAGAACGCGATAGCCGTCCTGCTTGCGCATGAAGTAGTAATCGACCGCAGCCGTGGCATCGTCCGCCGCCTGCTCGTCGCCTTCATCCTCGGCCTCGAACTCCACCACGCGGTCGCCGCTGGTGAAGGTGCGCAGAACCGATTGCACCATGTAGTCGATTGCGGTCTGCACATCCGGCAGCACGATCTGCGAACGGCCATCGACCTCGGTGCCGATTGGCTTGCCCTCGTAATAGTCGAAGGCAAGCTTCTGCAATTCCTCGATCTGGTCGTAGTAGCTGTCCGCTGCGTCCTTCTCGCGTTCGAGAATGCTCGCAAGCTGCTGGGGCGTATCAATCATGCAATCGCCCTCTTGAGGTTGCTTAGGTCTAGTTTCTTCACCGCACGCGGCTCTTGATAATCAACCGCCGCCAGCCCGAACGCATCCGCGCTGTGCGAGGCCCAATCGTGATTAGGCCCGACGCCGTAACCGCCTTCGTTCTTCTTCTCGTGATACCAGCCAAGCGCCTTCAGACCCTTGGCGCACTTGGTTTCGTCGAACCAGAAGCGGTTGAACCGCGCGCGCGCTGCCTCGATCCTGATCATTTCCGCACCCCGCCCCTGATTAGGGACAGTGCGAACCGCGAAACCTGCGTTGCGAATGTGATCCTCAAAGCGAACGGCGGTGAACTTGTCGCGCTGCACGCCATCATGCGGCAACACCTGCTCGGCATCCGCGTGACCGTTCTTGCGCAGCCAATTCAAGTGCGCCTCAAGCGATTGGTTGCTTGCCTCGTAGTAATCAATGAACCGCAGTTGATCGCCCTTTTGCTGGACAACCCAAACGGCGGTAGCGTCTCTAATTCCGATATCCCAATAAGCGCGCTTTGAAAGTAGCTTGTCCTCACTAACAGTGCCGATACGGCCTTGCTCGCGTGCTTCAGCAAGCGCCCTAGCATAGTAGGCGCTCTCGACCGCCGTGACGTAACCGCCTTCCCAGATGTGGTCGTATTGCTCGGGCTGCATCCGAATGCAGTCCAGGCGTTCCTGTTCAAGTTCGGCGGGAAACCAAGGATTATCCGACCAGTTCGCCCGGACGACGATTGCCCCCACGGGCGTCTCAGCGCCTCGCAACATGGTGTCCACCGCGTCAGTGTCGAAGCGCGGGTTCCAGCTAAACCAAAGCTCCGACCCCGGCTTGCGGATCGTCGGGCGCAAGAGGTTAAGAGACCGCTGCGATACTGTTTGCGCCTCTTCGACCCATGCGATGTCAAAGCCTTCATAGGACTTGATGCTCTCGCTTGTGTGATCCTGCAAACCAGCGAAGGCGATAAGCCCGCCGCCCGGTGTCTTGATCTCCGCTGATTGCACCTCGAACAGCGTGCCGAGGCCGTATTCCTCGATCTTGCTTTCGATCAGCCGCTTGGCCGACTCCTTCAGCGACTTTTGAATTTCGCGGCAGGCCAGAACGCGCAGGCCCGGTTCACTAAGGCAGCGAATGATGATCGCATCGGCAAAGAACTGCGACTTGCCCGAACCGCGTCCACCCCATGCGCCCTTGTAGCGGGAGCGTTCAAGCAGGGGTTCGAAGATTGGTGCGACTTCAATTCGCAGCCGCTCACCGCTTGATTGCGACATCTAGGCCAGTGAACGAGACGTTACCGCTGTGCTCTTGCTCGGTCTTGTCCCGCCAATCCTCTTTGCGCCGGTTCTTCAACCAGAAGATAGCCGCAGTCGTGTCGGGTGCAATCTTGGCGCGATACGGCGCATACACCGGCTTTTCAGCACCAGCAGGCATGAAGATTTTCACCTCGTCCTGTTCGTAGCCGATGGCTTTCTGGTAAAGGCTGCGCTCCACGCGCTCGTCCGCCACATCCTTGCCAGCCTTTAGGGCCTGACAAAATTCATCATGATCGTGCTTCCACCGGTACACGGTGCGGACAGCGACTTCGAAAAAGTCAGCCATCTCCTGATCGGTCGCCCCAAGCAGCGCCAGCTTCTCGGCCTGCTTTGCGAACTCGGGTTTATAGCTGCTTGGCCTACCAGCCATGTCGCTTGACCTTCCCGGCTCCCTTGCGGGTGGGCCGCTACTGTGTCGTGTGGTTTGGAAAGTTCGCCTGCACCAGCGCCCGGATCGCTCTGGCCTATGCCTTGGGGGAACGTGGATCGCGGGTTAGTCAGGCTGGAGCCGAGGCCCCAAACGAGAAGCGCCCGCGAGGCTTGTGACCTGCGGGCGCTATTTTGGTGATTGTCGTTATACTAGACGAACGGGCCGAATGTGTCAAGTGGGCTAGTTGCTGGCAGGTGCTGCTTGCGCGCGATACTCGCCGCACCATTGCCAGCCCTCAATGATCGGAAAGTGAGTTGCGACGCCGACTAGTTCGGGCTGCGTCCATTCGGGGCGCCCTTCCGCGCACAAGAGGCCTTCAACGATAACCGGAGGGTTACGCCTGCATAGCCCGTCATCATCCGTGTGCGTCAAGGCCGACCAAAATCGGCACGAATAGCAACTCTGTTTCATCAGTTTACCCACCCGTTGCGCTTAGCCATCGCATCCAGCTTGGCTTGCAGCTTGCCGATCTCGGATGCGAGCGCCTTGGCTTCAGCGCGCACCTCAGCAAACTCGCCCGGCTCTTTCAGGGGGCCAAAGTCTTCTTCGCGGCGCTTTGTGACCCACGCCTCAGGCATTCCGGTTTCTTTGGCAATGCGTGCGTCAGACCAACCTTCTTCAAAGCAGCCCTTTGCGGGGTCAAAGTGGAACAACAGCCTTTCGGTCGCTTCCCTGCGAGCGGCTTTCACGGCGTCGGACGGGGCAGGTTCGGGCTTGATAGGGGCAACATTCGACATGGTGTTTTCCTTCTTGGCTTGTGCGGTGCAGGCGGGGCAAACAGGACGCTTACGCAGGTTCCACCCCTTCGTGGTGAAGTGCTTGGGCAAAATCTCGGCGGGTGGGCAGGCCCCGGCGATGTTCCACTCGTCATGCGTGCCGCACTGCGAGCATTCGATCCGCGCGATAACCTTCCCGCCGCGAGTGATTGGGGAGACCGGGGCGGAGTTTCGGAGATAGGATTGGGTGAACATCACCACCCCTCCCGCGCTGCGATGAAGTCAGCCACAAAGCAGACAATCACCAGCGCCTTGTCGCGTGCGCGGCGTTCATCAACGCTATCGGTCTCGCACGCCTCCGGCCCCGTCAGCCCGAACC